TTACAAGCCATGCGGCTTTCCCTCCCCGTCCCGGTGAGCGGTGGCGCCCTCGGCCATGCCGATGCGGATGGCGAGCAGCAGTTCGGCGGCGGCCCAGCCGGTGGCGCCGAGATCGCGCGCCGCGGCGAGCGCGCCGGCGGTGTCGAGGGTCAGGCCGGCCATGGTGACCGCAGCGCAGGTGGTGCCCGCCGCCCAGCAGGCGTGCCCTTCAACGCTGGCGGGGGTGTGCGCGGCGTAGGGGCAGGCATCGGCGCAGTCGCGGCCGAGGGCAGCACAGCCACGGCAGTATTCGGGCCCGCGGCCGAAGTGCCAGGCGGCGCGGGCCCTCAGCCGTTTCCCTCGGCGGCCACCGTGGCGACGGGGGCGGTGGCGCGATCCCAGAAGGCGGCGGCGATGTCGTCGAGGTCCATCAGCCGCTCGACCGCCTCGGGCGAGAGCGGCAGCGGCTTGCCGCCGGTGTCGCCGACGCCCTCCCAGGCGGTAACGGCGTGGCGGGCCAGCGCCTTGACCAGGAAGGCGAAGGAGAGCCCGCGCGACATGTCGGGGTCGAGGTCCGGGTCCGCGACGCGGATCGCGGCGAGGCGGCGTGCGGCGGCGGCCTGCGCGGCGGCCATCACCGCGGTGGTCACTGGTCGGATCTCGACGCGGACGCCGCGCGGGAGGTCGAGCCAGTACGGCTCGGTGGGAAGGTCCAGGGTGAGCATGGTAAGGTGGCCTCCGAGGGAAACATGGGTCCGCGCCCGGGCGTTGGCTGGGACAGCTTGGGCTGAGGAGATTGCGATGACGGTCGTTCGGCTGACCGAGGAGCAGGAGGCCATCGCCCAGTCGGCGATGGCGACCGGCCGCTACAACGGGCCGCAGGAGGTGATCGACGCGGCGCTCAAGCTGCTCAAGACGCGCGAGGAGCAGCGCGAGGCCTTCCTGCGCTCGCTCGACGATGCGCGCCGGGAGGGCGAGGAGCAGGGCTACGTCGAGATCGACGAGGTGGCGGTGGAGCTCGATGCCATCATCGCCGAGGCGGAGGGGAAGCTCGACGCGCGCAGCGGCCACTGACCTTGGAGAGATCGGCGCCTCGCGCGCGGCTCACGCCGCGGGCGCAGCGGGAGCTCACCGAGGCGGTGCGCTGGATCGCGCAGGAACAGCCCGCCGCCGCGCGCGCCCTTCGGGATGCTGTGCTCGGCGCGGCAGAACGCATCGGCCGCCACCCGGAGAGCGGCGCAGTGCGCGAGGACCTCGCTCCGCTGCCGGTGCGCTTCGTTGCCCTGCCGCGGTTCCGCTATGTCATCGTGTATGAGGCGCGGCCGCAGGAGCGGCCCGTCATCCTGCGCATCGTGCATGGTGCGATGGATCTGCCGGAGGTCCTCGGCCGGCGCGGCTGAGCGAAGGCTCACGCATACTCCGTCCCCGCCTGCTGGTTCTTCAGAACGGCGGTCATCATGCGCGTCGCGGTCGCGTTAAAGGCAGCCCTGAACTCGAAGCTCGCCTCGACGCCAGCGGGCCCCTCGATCGGGGTCTTCGCGAGCGCCAGGTACACCTCGTGCAGCGTGAAGGTGAGGCTGCGGTTGGCGTCGATGGTGAACGCGAAGGCGAACTCCGCCGCCGTGCCGTTCTGCGCCTGCGTCAGCAGCGTGGTGTCCGCGAAGCGCGCGGTGATCTGGCCGGTGGCGCGCGCGATGCCGGGATCCGCGCCCTCGATCTTGCGGTCGGCACGGATCGTGCGCACGGCCTCGACGCTGTTCGAGTAGGTGAGCCGCGCGCCCGTGACCTGCGCGAGCGCGGATCCGGCACGAGAGATGGAGCCCTGCGCCTTGTTGAAGGCGGTGTAGGCCGCCGAGACCGGCGTGCCGCCCGAGGAGGAGCCCGAGCGCGTCGAGCCCTGCGCAATGAGCTTGATCGTCGCGGTGGCCGGCCCCGTCGGCGAGAAGTCGATCTCCAGAGCATCCGCTCGCACGCCGGCGCAGACGTCGTAGCTCGGCACGTCGGGATAGCCGATCTCGATCGCCTGCGAGGGCAGCGTCGCCGCGCCGGAGCCGAAGGTGTGGGTGAAGTTCGGATTGGTGCCGGTGGTGGTGGGCGCGCCGAGCAGCAGCCGCAGCCAGTGGCCGATGTTGATCAGGTCGACCGGCACGACGACGTCACCCTCGACCGTCACCGTGTCGAAGAACGGCGCGGCGGGGTCGCGATTGCCGCCGAGGCCGATGACGTCGGCGTCGAGCAACGGTTGCTCGGCGCCGAGGTTGCAGGAGAGGAAGGGCACGCGCCGCCAGTTGCCGCCCGGGGCGGTGCCATAGGTGACCTCGGGGATCATCAGCAGGCGCGAGTTCGCGCCGATGGCACGGGGCATGGGGCGTCTCCGGGAGCGGGATCAGGCCAGCGGCGAGCCGGCGACGGTGAAGGACAGCGTGACGGGGACGGAGGCGGCGCGCGCCGCGGCGGCGCCCTCCGTCTCGGCATCGTCGAAGGTCGGCGCGCCGGGCTGCGCCCACTCGACCGCCCCGCCGAGGGTGCGATCGCCGGCGATCGCGGTGGCGATGTCGACCAGCAGCGCATCGAGGGTCGCGCCCGAGGCCGCGACGACCTCGACCTCGGCGCGATGCTCGATCGCCCAGGCGAGCGGCGAGAGGATCGGCGTCTCCTCCACCGTCTCGCCGTCACTCACCACGACGAGGCCGCCGGGCGGCAGGCGCTGGGGCACGGTCTCGTTGCGGAGGACCTTCGGGGCCGGGTTCCGCGCGGCCAGGGCGGCGCCCAGGCGGGCGTACAGGGCGGCCAGGGCCGTCTCGCGAACACTCACGCGGACCTCCCGGCTTCGGCCTCCCAGGCCGCCGCGAAACGCCGCGGCAGGCGCCGCAGGGCGCGCAGGGAGGCGCCGCGGACGTCGAGCCGCTTGGCCAGCTTCACCTGCGGCAGCAGGAGGAACATCGGCACCATCCCCTGTTCGAGCAGGCCGCGGGCCCAGGCCTCGCGGCCCTTGCGGTTGGCGGTGCCGACCTCAGCCACGCCGCCGGCGATGAGGCGGGTCCGCCGCCGTCGGCCCGTTGCTGCGCCCTGGCGCAGCGGCAGGCACCAGACGAAGCCGCGGCCGGAGCGGAAGGGCCGGAGGAAGCCCTGGCCGGAGGCGACCATCTGCGCCGGCGTGACGCGCAGCCCCTTGTCGCCGCGGCCGCGCCAGCCGCGGGCGGCGTTGAAGCCGGTGGCGATCGCCAGGAACCGCCCGCCGCCCTTGGGCCTAATCAGCGCGCCGCGCTCGAAGGCGTCGATCACCAGCGGGGTCTTGCTCCAGACCAGACCGGCGGCGCGCAGCGACACGCCGGTGCGCGGGAAGACCTGCGAGCGCCAGGCATTGGCGATGCCGCGCGCCTTGCCGCCGAGCGAGCCCGTGACCTGGCTGCGCAGTTCCCCCTTAAGTGCGTCGGTCTCAGAACGCACGACGCGGGAGGCGGCGCGCTCGCCGGCGCGGACCTCCTCGGCGAGCGCCTTGCGGAGATCGCCGACGATGGCGGTGAGCCGCACGGCCTACCGCCGGCAGAGCACGCGCCAGGCGACCCCGGCGGCGTCCCGCTCGGCGCTGTCCACCGTCAGCAGGTCGGCACCGATGGCGAAGGTGTCGCCGGGCTCGATCGCCGGCAGGGCAGCGATGGCGACCGTCAGGACGTCGGTCGCGCGCAGCACCGGCGTGTCGAAGGCGTCCACCACGCGATCGGGGCTGGAGCGCAGGATGCGGAGGGACACGGGCGCGCCGGTGCCGGCGGCACGGTAGGTCGCCTCGACGCCGAGGTTCGGATCAGCCGCGAGCACCGCCAGCGCATCGTCGAACACGCCCATGACGGGTCAGCCGAGCCCGAGCCAGGAGGCGAGCTTCGCGCCGACCGCGGCGCCGACGATGCCGCCGGCTGCGGCCGCGCCCGTGGCCGGGATTGCAGGCGATGCGCCCGGCAGGCCGGCGGCCGCCAGCGACAGCCGCGCCGTCAGGCCGGCCATTGCCTTGACCAGCTCGGTGACGGTGCGGGTCAGCTCGCGCATGTCCTTGTCACCCTCGGCCAGGCGCCGCTCGATCTCGGTCAGGCGGGTGACGATGGTGCCGAGTTCCCGATCATGGTCCGTCATCGGGTGACCTCCCGCTGCCGCTGCAGCCGCTGGTGGATGGTCCAGGCCGCGACGCCGATCACCGCGGCGGCGACGCCCCAGGGGCCGAGCGCCCGCAGGACCGAAGCCAGGCCCTCGCCATGCGGCGCCAGCGTGGTGACCGCATCGACCACCGCCGCCGCCGTGACGCCGGCGACCACCGAGCCCGCGGCGGCCCGGACCGTCCCACTGTGGGCAAGGCCGGGCTGGACCAGCCCCGCCATGCGCAGGCCCTCCGCGATCGTCTCCGGCGCGTAGGGCATGCCGCCGAGCTCATGGCGGATGATCGCCTCGACCAGCCCGCGCATGGTGGCCGCGTCGTGCAGATCGATCGGGTCGTCGAGCCCGACCCCGAGCCGCGCGGCGACCGCCGCCTGATAGGCGCGGGTGTCGTTCTCGGCGCTCGGCGCCCAGCGCGCGACGATGCCGCGCACCGTGCGCAGCCCGTGCCGGTCCTGGTAGCTCTGCAGCAGCAGGGCCAGCGCGCGAATGCCGTGCTGGTGCGACCGGAAGCGGCAGAACCGCCCGTCCGAGGGCGGCGTCTCGAGGCCAAGCCACTTGTTCGTGGGCAGGTGCTCGATGTTGCCGGGGTTGCGGTTTCGATAGCCCCGGCTGAGCTTCGGATCGCCGCTCATGCGCCGCTCGCCGGCACGCGGGCCAGCATCACGCGCACTGTGGCATCGGCCGCCAGGGCAGCGACAGTGCAGAGGCCGACCTGGAAGTTGCCGGTCGCGGTAGTGGTGATGCGGCGGTTGGTGTTGTCCCAGAACACCCGCGCGCCCTGGCTGATGGCCAGCGAGGGCTCCTTGGTCAGTTCGAACTCGCCGCGAGTCTCGCAGTCGACGCTGGCGTTCTGGGCGGCGTCGGACGCCGCCACCCCGAAGAAGGCGCCGACCAGCATGCCCTGGCCGGAGAGGATCCCGCCGGCATAGGGCACCACCATCGGGATGGAGCGCGCGTCGGGGCGGATGCAGTTGCGCATGGGAGGGTCTCCTGAAAGCGCGCAGGGCGCCGACCGACTCTCCGGGACCCCATCGCAGCCTGCTGCGATGGGAACCCGTCCGGCGGCGCCCTGGCGCGATGCGGATGGGGAGGAAGGAAGCGGCGGGATCAGGTGCCCGGGTTGAACCAGGCGCCGCGCCAGTCGATGGCGCCGACGCCGAAGTCGAAGATCACGCTGACCTCGACGCCATCGGCGCCCTGCACCGGGCCGGTCGTGACCTGCGGCCCCTCGGCACCATTGAGGTAGCCGTAGACATAGACCGGCGCGGCGACCGGGTCGGAGAACAGGTACCAGCGGTTCGCCTGGATCAGCGGCTCGATCACCGGCTGCACGAAGCCGGCAAAGACGTTCGCCTTGCCGATCTCGTTCGCCTGCACCACCACCGTCGCCTGGCGCGCGGCGAGTTCGAGGTTTGGCCCCACCAGCAGCCGCATGGTCTGGCCCATCGAGATGGGCAGCCCGTCCAGCGTGCGCTGCTTCATGATGGCGGTGCGGCCGGCGCCGATGGTCGTGGTGTCGAGCACCGTGCCGGTGCTGGCCTTGTTGGCGCGCGCCGCACCGGTGGCGAATACGGGCGCGCTGCCGGTGGTCAGCGTCGGACCGTCACCATTGGCGCTGTTGAGCAGGTTGTAGGCGGTGGCGTTCTCGAACTCGGCGACGCGCCGGCCGATCGCGGCGGCGAAGTCGGTGAAGGCACCCAGATCGTCGTTCACCAGCATCGGTCGCGTGACGCGGATACGCCGCGCGAAGGTCTGCAGGAGCACGATCTCCTGGCTCTCGGACATGGTGCCGACCTGGATCTCGCCGTTCTCCGCGAGCGGCAGCAGGGTCGGGAAGTCGCCAATGCGCAGGTGCCGGTGCGGCTTGAAGTCGCGGAAGTCACGGCGGAGGAAGATCTGGCGGTAGGTCGGCTGCGCCGGCTGGTAGGCGGCGAGCAGCATCTTGTTGGCAGCGGCAGCCAGCAGCAGCGGAAAGTCGGAGCTGGTGTGGAAGGCGCGCTCGGCGAGGAGCGTCGGGTTGCGGGGCACGCTCCGCGCGCCGCGGGCGCGCAGCAGTTCGCCGATCATGTCGGAGGGGCGCCAGCCCATGAACTCGGCATGGCGGCCCGAACCCTGCGGCTGGTAGCCGGGCATGGCACGGGCGGCGAGCGCTTCGGCCATGGCGTCGAGGATCTGCGCCGGGTCGTCGTGGCCGGGGCCGGTCTCGGGGCGGGCCGGGAGCGTCGGGCGGCTCGTCTGCGTCTGGGTGAAGGCGTCCCACAGGCGGCCTCGCAGCACCTCGGGGCTGACACGCTCGCGGATGGCGGCCTGGCGCAGCGCGTCGATGGTGTCCGCGGCGAGCAGGCCGCGGGCAGCGGCGAGGACCGGCTCGTAGCTGGCAATGCGCTCGGCGGCGGCGCGCTCGGCCTCGGCCCGGACGGCCTCGAGGTCGATCGCCGGCACGGCCGGTGCGGGCGCGGCGCGGGTCGGCTCGGGCGGCGTGGTCGGCGCGGGGCTGGTGGTCACGGTGGTCTCCTGGAACGGGGCGGTGGACGGCGACGCGGCAGGCGGCGCCGACGGGGCAGCAGCCGGCTCGGCCGGCGTCGTCTCGGGCATGGGTGGTTCCTCGTCAGGCAGGGCGGGCTCGATGGCGATGGCTGGCGCGCCCTGCGGCGCCTCGCCACGCACCGCCGCATCCCGGTCCACCGGGACCGGCACGACGGAGATCTCAAAGGGCTCCCAATCCACCGCACGGTGGACGGTCTCGCCGGTGGCCGGATCAGGCCGCGGCTCGTAGCGGTGCACGCGATAGCCGACGCTCACCGCCCGCAGCGTGCCGTCAGCGATGCGCTGCCAGACAGGCTCGACGTCGGCGGCAGTGCTGAACTGCAGCGTGGCATAGCCGCGCCCGCGCTCGAGGCGGGCGGCGGTGACCCGACCGAGCACGTCGCGCGCGCCACCGCGGCGGTGGGTATCGAGCACCGGGGCGCGACCGGAGCGCAGCGCCTCCATGCGCACCGCGTTGGGCGACATCTCCAGCTCCTCGGTGATCAGGCCGAGGGCCGGGACGAAGTTCCGCGCGCGAGCGCCGGTGGACCACACCACCTCGACGGTGCGCGCGGCACGATCGACGGTGGCAGGCGCTGTGATGGCACGCTGCGCCACGAGCGGAACGTCCGCCGCGGTGGGCGCAGCTGCCGGCTCCGGCGTGGCATCGCTGCCGCCCGGTTCGGTGGTCTCGGTCATGCTCAGCCCTGGGGTGCTGTGTCTCGGGGTGGCGCCGCTGCGCCGGTGGCGGCGATCTCGACCGCGGCCATCTGCGCGGCGTCCTGGGCGGCGCCGGACTTCGCGACGCGGCGCGGGTCGGTGTCGAGCGAGATGCCCGCCTCGTCCAGCAGGGCGTTGGCCTCGCGGATCATCTCCACGGCGGCGCGGAAGTCGTAGCCGAAGGCGCCGGCCGCCTCCGGCTGCGGCACAAAGCCGGCGCGCACCTGGGCGATCAGCGCCGTAGTGTCCTTCAGCGGGTCGATCATCTCGTGCGCCGGCGGGACGTGGCTGACGCCGTCCGGCAGCTCCGCACCCCACAGCCCGAGCAGCGCACCCTGCGCGTGGAAGCGGTCCGCGATGGGCCGCACGAGCATTGGGATGAGCATGCCGTACTGCACCTGCTCGCAGAGGCGGCGGAACTCGATCTTGCCGGCCCGCAGCGAGGAGTAGTTCGCCTGGGTCAGGTCGCCCGAGACCTGGTCGTAGGTGAGGCCGGCGCCGACCGCGGCCGCCTCGAGGGCGCGTCGGGCGAAGGCGGCGTGGCTGCCGCCGCCGGAGGGGTTCACCACCTCGACGCTGCCCATGCCGCGGCGATAGAGGATCATCCCCGGCTCGAAGCTCTCGACCGTCCGACCCTGGGCGTCGCGGAGCAGGCCGGTCGCCGCACCGGTGAGCGCCTCATCGCCCTCCTCGGTGACCACGGCTGCGAGGCAGGCTTCGATCTTGGCCTTCATCAGCAGCGCCGCCTCGTAGTCGCCGAGGTCGCGCAGCCGAAGCAGCACAGGAGCCAGCCAGGAGACGTCACGCAGCTGGCCGGGGCGGCGCTTGCGGTAGATGTGCAGCACCTCGGCCGCAGGGATCCGCTCGCTGCTCTGCCAGGTCGCACCCGGCAGGATCCAGGCCGCGCCGGGGTGGACCCGATGCAGCCAGTAGCCGACCGGCGCGCCCGCCTCGCCGAGGGCGATGCCCTGGATGGTCGGCGTGCCGTCCACCGTGCCGGTCCGCGCCGTGTCGAGGTGATCGCTCTCCAGCACCTGCAGGCGTAGGCCGATCGGGTTGGTGAGCGATGGCGACACCGTCAGGAAGCGCACGAAGCACTCGCCGCTCTCGACCACCGCCCGCATGACCAGCGCCTGCAGGCCGTAGAGGTCCAGCCGCCCCTCGGCGTCGCAGGCGGTGCTCTCCGCCCAGCGTTGCCAGGCGCGGCCATGCGCGTCGTCGGGCCAGCGCGTGGTGATGCCGGCGCCGACCGCGTTTCCGGTCCACAGATCGACGATGCGGCTGGCATAGGGATCGTTGCGGACCGCATCACGCGCGCGCCGCGCCACCGTCGTTGCCGCCAGGCCGACCTCGGCGTTGGGGCTACCGCCAGACGGCGCCCAGGCGGACGCCCGCTGGTCCTGTGCCGCGGCATAGCCGCGCAGCACCTGCCATGCATCGCGGAGGCGTCGGATCACCCGGTTCTCTCCCGCGAGAAGCTAGCGAGTGTCACGGAGGGACGGCGCGTTGCGCTCATCTCCGCACCGCGCAGCACGGCCAGCGCGCGGCCAAGCTCATCGAGGCTGCGATACTCCACCGTCCGCCCGTCGAAGCTCACGCGCGTCGTGCCGCCCGTGTAGGCGGCCGCCAGCGCCGCGGCGCGGCTCCCCTCCGGCTGCGCCAGCGCCCACGCGAGAACAGTCGGATCCATCACGCGGCCCGCAACGTCGGCAGCGGTGTCGCCGCGTTGACCAGGTAGGACAGCCCGGTGGGCGGGTTCGGCATGATCGGCACACCGGCCTGGTGCGTCAGCGCCGCGAAGAACCCGTTCTCGCTGCCGGTCGTGCCACCGCCGGCGCCGCCATCCGCCGCGGCCGAGCCGAGCAGCAGCGTGTTCCCGCCGCTGAACGCCTGCGTGCTGGTACCGCGTACCGAGGGAACCCCGGAGAAGCACAGCAGCAGCCACCAGATGCCGGCCGAGATCCAGCGCGGCTGCGCGAAGGGGCAGAGTGCGTTGCCAGTGGCGGCGGTGTCGGCGTCCACCACCGGCTCTTCGATCACCGCTCCCGGCCGGCCGGCACCATTGTCCGCCGCGAGCGCCATACGCAGGAGTCCGGCCGCGCCCGTCGTCACACTGACAGCCATGGCCGAGAACAGCCCGGGACGCGCCAGCACGTAAGGGACGCAGTACAGCCGGTTCGCCGTCATCGCGACCGCGCCGCCGACGGCGCGCGCATGCTGCGAGGCGTAGAAGCGCCCCGAGACGTGGGGCAGCATCGCCGGCGCCGGCGGCAGGTAGTGCTGGAACAGCGCGGTCATGCCAGGGGCCGGATGCCGAGGGTGAGAAGGCGCTCCGCCACCTGGTTCACCGGCGCAGCGGCGAGGCCGGAGCGCATCCGCAGCCAGCGCCAGCCGAGCAGAAGGGTGGGCGGCAGGGTGAGTGCCCGGCCGGCGGCGGCGGCCAGCACCAACTCATTGCCGAGATGGTCGTAGAGATCCGCCCAGCCGGCGGGCTCCCCCTCGTCGAGCGAGCCCTGCAGGGTGAGCGGGGCGTCGGTCCAGGCGGCGGGCAGCAGCAGCAGGCAGACGCCGTAGCCGACGCTGGCGACGGGTCCGCTCAGCGCCTGGCCGGCGGCGATGCTGGTGCGCACCGGGACGATGGCGGTCATGGGGTTCTCCAGGTCAGCGCAGCCAGCCGCTGCGCGGCGCGAGCCAGCCACGCGGGCGATGAGTGTCGGTCGCGACCGGTGGCGGTGATGGGGGAGCGACATTCCCGCCGGTGGGAAGCTCGCTCGGTTGGAGTGGGGCGTTGGCGACCTGCTCGCGCAGCTGCGCCCAAAAACGCTCGCCGTAGCGGTCGGCGCCGAGCAGCCAGAGCGCGGCACGCGCCAGTACGGCGCAGTCCAGCGCTTCATTCCTCTCGCGCAGCTTCGCCCATTCCTGCCGGGCGAAGCCGCGGCGGTCCTTCACCGTGCGCAGCTGCTCGGCGACCAGCTGCTTCACCCACTCGGCCTCGATGCCCTGCGGCAGATGCACCCAGCCGGGCGGGAACTCCTCTGCGTCGCCGCGGCCGAGCCAGAGCCGGCGGTAGAGGTCGGCCTTCCAGGTCGAGACCGACACCGTCCACAGCTTGAGGCCGCGGCGGAGCTTGCGGCCATCGACCAGCGCATCGACCGGTGTCGGACCCTGCACCGGCTGCGCCCGGTTCCAGCCCTCGACGCCCTTGGTCGGCGCGATGCGCGGGTCCCGCAGCCGGCGGAGATGGCCGTAGACGGCGGCGGTGTCGCGCCCGCCGGTGTCGACGCAGGCCTTGGCTATGCGGATGGTGCCGCCGCCTTCGCGCGGCCAGTCCCTGGCGAGCAGCTTCGCCAGCGCATCCCACGGCTCCCGCTCGCGCGGGCTGCCGGGGATGACCAGGTGGTCCACCAGCCAGGAGGAGAACCCCTCCGCCCAGCCCCAGACGTCGCACTCGAGCCGGTCGTCCTGCACGTCCACGCCCGCCGTCAGCACCAGCGCGCCTGGCGGGACGATGCCCATCCGGAAGTCCTCGCGCCGCTCGACCAAGCGCTCCCAGTCCGGCGCCTCGCCCTGCTCCTGCCAGGTCTCGCCGAGCACCGTGTTCTTGAAGGTCTTCAGGTCCTCGGGCTTCCCTTGCGCCGCCTCCCAGTCGCGGGCGATCTGCTCCCAGGAGAGCCAGCCCACCGGCGAGTAGAGTGCGGAGATGTGGAAGCCGACCGTGTGCGGGTCCTGCGCTTCCGCCGTGGGGCGCCACTCGCCGCCGGCCAGCATCGCGGTCTTGTGGTGCTCCTCGATCCCTTCGTCGCAGGCTTCGCAGTGGTAGCGGACCGAGCGCGGGTCGCCCTTCTCCCAGCGCAGGCGCTCGAACTTGAGCCACTGCATCTCCTGGCAGTGGGGACAGGGCACGAAATAGCGCCGCTGGTCGGAGGCAGCGTATTCGCGCTCGATCCGGCTGCGGCCGGCGATGGTCGGGGTCGAGACCAGGAAGGCCTTGCGCCGCCAGCCGAAGGTCCGCGCCCGCGCCTCGGCCAGCGCGATCGGGTCGCCTTCGCCCTCGACGTCGCCGGGATAGGCGTCCACCTCGTCGAGGAAGAGGAACCGCGCGGTCATCGAGCGCAGCCCGACCGCACTGTTCGCGCCGGTCAGCACCAGGATGCCGCCCGGGAATTCCTTCGACAGCAGCGTATTGCCGCTGTCCCGGGCGCGGGCGGGCGCGACGCGCTCCTTGAGCGCCGGCGTCTCCTCCAGCAAGGGGTCGATGCGCTGGCGCGAGAAGCGCTTGGCCAGCTCGACGGTGGGCTGCACCGCGAGCACCGGGGCCGGCACATGGTGGAGGATGTAGCCGAGCCAGCAGTTGCCGCTCTCGGTGGCGCCGACCTGGGCGCCCTTCATGAACACCACGCGCCGGGCGGGGTGCACCGCCGAGAGCGCGTCCATCACCTCGCGCAGGTACGGGGTCCGGCTGGTGCGCCAAGGGCCGGGTTCCGAGGAGGCACGGCTGCCGAGGATGCGGTGCCGTTCCGCCCATTCCGAGACCCTGAGCTGCGGCGGCGGACGGAGCATGGAGCCCGCCCGGCGCCGGACATGGTCACGGGTCCTGGGCCCGATCTCCGAGGCCTGGGGGATCGAAGCGATCGGCCGCCTCCGAAAGCAGGTCGGTGATGTGCCCCTGCAGGACCGTCTGCAGCAGGTGCGGGTCGACGCCGAGCTCGGCGGCAATCAGCCCGGAGACGCGGGCCGGCCAGTTCAGCAGCGCGTCGCGCATGGCGCCCGCGATCTCGTCGATCGTGGCGTTGACCTCCGCCACATCGAGCAGCCGGCGCTTGTTCTCATCGAGGGCAAGCCGCTGCGCCTCGACCTTGAGGGCGAGCTGCGCGACCTTCAGTCGGGCATAGGGCGTGCCCTCGGCACCCGAACCGCCAGCGAGCGGGGAGCGGTGCGGATCCGCGGTCTCCACCAGGCGGCGGCGGGTCTTGTCGATATCCCACTGGCCATCCGGCTCGCGGACGATGCGGCCGCTGCCCTCGGCCTTGCGCAGCGCCGTCTCGCTGATGCCGATGCGGCGGGCCGCCTCGCGGTTCGATGGGGTCATCTCGGGCATGGCGGCGACCTCCCGCCGCGCGCGACGATGATGCAGGCCTCGTCAGGTTGGATTGACGGCGCGCCGGGAGGATCGCCGGCGTATGTGATCGCGCGGCACCGCGCATTCTGCGTGCGTCTCACGGGGCACGCGGCGCATCATCGCCGCGACATCAGCGGAGAAGCGGGATGTCGCCGAAGGATCCCGAGAAGATGGTGATGGCGACCGCTTACGCGATGGCCATGGCGGACGGTGGCGTTGGCACGCCGCGGGTGGTTCGGCTCTACGTGGATGACGCGCGGAAGGTGCTGGTCGATGTACTGAAAGCGGCGAAGCGCCAGCAATGGGAGCTGTCGGAGATGCTGCTGGCGCTCGATCCGCCGAAGCCCAAACCGAAGCCCTGGGAGAAGTATCAGGGCCCGCTGCCGTCGCGCCGCGAGCCCTGAGCCGTTCTGCGGGGCGTCACCCGGCGATGCGGTACACCGTGTAGGAGCCGCGGGCGCCCTCCTTGTTCGGCCCGACCTGGCGCACCCGCTCCAGCACCTCGACCGCGATCCCCTGGCGCTTCTTCAGCCCGGCGAAGAAGCCGCGGACCGTGTGCGGCGCCCAGCCGGTCGCCTCGGCGATCTGCGCCACCGTCGCGCCCTCGGGCCGACGCAGCATGGCCAGCACCTGCTCCTGCTTCGTGCCCTCGCGCGGCTTGCGCGGCGCTCCGGGCTCGCGCGGCATGCGTGCCGGCTTGCCGGCCAGGGCGGCGCGGAGACGCGCCATCGGGCCTTCGAGGGCGCCGATCATGTCGGTGTCGCGGTTGGTCGCGTCCTCCCAGGCGGTGAGCACCGCCGCGGCGGCATCGCGCAGGCTGCCCCGCGGCGCGGGGCCTGGCGCCGCGAGGGCCTGGTCGAGCAGGGCAAGGTCCTCCGCGCGGGTGGCGTCGTCCGGCGCCGCAGGCGCGGCCTGGGTGGGTTCGGTGGCGCCGGCGGGGTTGGCCTGCGGTGGCGCCTCCGGTGCGCCCTTGGGCGCCGCGTCCGGGGCCGGTGCGGCGCCCTGCGGGTCGATGCCGATGGCGCGCAGTCCCTCGTCCGTGATCTTCAGCAAGACGCTGTCGCCATCCACCATCCAGAGGGCCTGCGCATCGTAGGCGGGGCGGTGCACCGCGATCACCAGGTCGTTCTTCAGCAGCGCCTTCGCCACCGCCTGCCGCGCCGCGGCCGGCAGGCGCTCGGGCGGGTAGGCCAGGTGCTCGGGGTGCCGCGCGGCGGCGGCCAGGATCGCCATCTGCGTCTCGGTGAGCTTCATCCTCGGGGTCCTCGGTCCGGCACCCGACCAGCCGGGTGCTACCGCCCCGAGCCCCGCCGGGCGCCACCCGGTCGGGGCCATGCGGGTGGCGACCGCATCAGCCGGCGTATTCGCCGCGCTTGAAGTGCTGGTCCGCGATGTCCTTCAGCTTCGCGGCGGCGTCCGCGAGCCAGGCGGTCTCGCCCCAGAGCACCGCCTCGGGATCGGCGCCGAAGTGATCCGCGCTGGCCTGCTGCAACTCCGCGAGCAGCGCATCGAACTCGGCCTTCTTGGCCAGGAAGGCCTCGAGGCTCCGCTGCTGGTTGGCTTCGCGCTTGGTCATCGGGCTCTCCGTCCTGCTCATCGCGTGACGGACCATTCGCGCTGCGGCGCGCCCGAGCCAAGCAACATGCAGCGTCAGATGATTGCTCTTATTGGGCTTTCTCGGTCATCCCAGCTTCGCCGACGCCGCGGGCCGCGGCGATGTCGCCGAAGGTGCGGTCCTCGCCGTCCAGGACGGCGGCCTCCCCGGTGGCCTCCTGCCAGCGCCGGACGATGACGTCGGCGTAGGCGGGATCGAGCTCGAGCAGCACGGCGCGCCGCCCGGTGCGCTCCGCCGCGATCATGGTCGTCCCGGAGCCGCCGAAGGGATCGAGCACGGTGTCGCGCTGCTTGCTGCTGTTGCGGATCGCGCGCTCCACCAGCGCCACCGGCTTCATGGTGGGGTGCAGGTCGTTCCGCGCCGGCTTGTCGAAGTGCCAGACGTTGCCCTGGTCGCGGGCGCCGCACCAGTAGTGCTGGGCGCCTGCCTTCCAGCCGTAGAGCATCGCCTCGAACTGCTGGTGGTAGTCGGCGCGGCCGAGCGCGAAGGTGTTCTTCGCCCAGATGATGGTGCTCGACCACTTCCCACCGGCCTCCTGCCAGGCGCGATGCAGCGTCGGCCACTCGGACGAGGACATGCAGACGTAGCAGGCGCCCTTCGTCACCGAGAGCAGGTTCGCCAGCGCCGGGCGAAGGAAGTCGAGGAAGCCAGAGCCCAGCGCGTCGTTGGCGATGGTCATCCTGGCCGCTGTGCCGCCCCGGTAGGCGACGTTGTAGGGCGGGTCCGTGAAGGCCATGTCGGCGAGGCGATCGGCACCGAGCGCCCGCTGCACGTCATCTAACCTGGTCGCGTCGCCGCAGAGCAGGCGGTGCTCGCCGCAGCGCCAGAGGTCGCCCGCGCGGGTGACCGGGACGGCGGGCGGCGGCGGGGCGTCGTCGGCGCCGTCTTCGCCGAGCCCGGCGTCGGCCGCGGCCAGCAGCCGGTCGAGCTCCATCCCTGAGAAGCCGAGGACGTCGAGGTCCACCGCCGCCTCGTCGCGGATGCGGGCGATCTCGGCCGCCAGGAGCGCCTCGTCCCAGCCGGAGTTGAGCGCGATCTGGTTGTCCGCCAGCCGCAGGGCCCGGGCTTGCGCCTCGGTCAGGTGGGCAAGGCGGATCGCCGGCACCGCCGCCATGCCGAGGCGCTTGGCCGCCATGACCCGGCCGTGGCCGGCCACCAGGACGCCGGCGGCGTCGACCAGCACCGGGTTCACGAAGCCGAACTCGGCGATCGAGGCGGCGATCTGCGCCACCTGCGCCTCGGAATGGGTGCGGGCGTTCTCGGCGTAGGGGATCAGCGCCGCCACCCCCAGCGTGGTGACCTGCAGATCAGGCTGCATCGGCCAGGGCCTCCGCACGCGCCGCGGCGATGGCGTCGTAATCCCGCCCGTCCTCCGCCAGCGTCACCGGCAGGTCCGGATGCAGCAGGCGCCAGCGGGCGATGGCCAGATCGACATAAGCCGGCGCGAGTTCGATAGCCCGCACCTGCCGGCCGATCCGCTGACCGGCAAGGAGGGTAGTGCCGGAGCCGGCGAAGGGCTCGAACACCGCCTCGCCCTCGTCCGTGTAGGCCCGCATCAGGAACTCCGGCAGCGCGACCGGGAACACCGCCGGGTGCTCGGTCTCGATGCCGCGGCCCTTGTGGCGGGTGATCCGCAGCACGCTGTCCGGGATCCGGCTCTCCTGCACCGGCAGGCCGATGTGGGTGTAGGCCTTCACCTCGCCGTCGGCGGCACGCAGGCCGCTACCCTTGTTCGGGGTGCCGGCCCACTTGCAGGGCACGATCTTGTTGGGCTGGCGCGGCTGGCGATTGAGGTGGAACACCAACTCGAAGGCCGGGGCGAGGCGGCCGTTCCAGTCACCGGGCAGGCCGGGGCCCTGGTCCCAGGCGTAGAGCCCGAACCGCCGCCAGCCCTGCGCTCGCATCCAGTCGAGCCAACCGGACCAGTAGGGCAGCCATTCCCCGTCGCGGTGGATCAGGCCGAGGTTCACCAGCACCTGGCCGTCAGCCTGAAGGGCCTCGCTCATGGCGCCGAACACGCCCCGCATCAGGGCATCCCAGTCCGACACGCCACCGGTGGTGTAGTCGCGCTGGTTCCCGTAGGGCGGGCTGGTGAAGAGCAGCGCCGCGCGGTCGCCGGCCATGACCTGAGCTACCGAGGCAGCGTCGGTGGAGTCCCCACAGAGTAGACGGTGGTCGCCGAGCAGCCAGAGATCGCCCGGGCGAGTGACGGCCTGACGCGGCGGGTCCGGTTCGGCATCGGCGGGATCATCCGCCGGCGCCTCGTCCGTGTCCGTCGCGCCGGGCGCGCCACCGCCGCTGGCCTCCGGCTGATCTGCCTCCTCGGGCGCATCGCCATCGGTGACGGCCGCATCCGCCGCCGCGAGGATTGCGGTCAGCTCGTCCGCCGAGAAGCCGAGCATGGCCACGTCGATCTCCGCCGCGGCCTGCACACCGGCCAGCGCCTCGCGCAGCAGCGCCTGGTCCCAGGTCGCGTTCTCGGCGATGCGGTTGTCAGCGAGCCGGAGCGCGTCCTTCTGCGCCGGCGAGAGGTGGCGCAGCACGATCACCGGCACCCGCTCGATGCCGAGCGCCACCGCCGCCTCGAGCCGGCCATGACCGGCGATCAGCACGCCGGCCTCGTCCACCAGCAGCGGGTTGGTGAAGCCGAAGGCCAGCATGCTGGCCTTGATCTGCTCGAGCTGCGCGGCGCCGTGCACGCGGGCATTGCCGGGGTGGGCGCGCAGCTCCGCCACCGGGCGCAGCAGGATCTTCGCCGCCATCCAGGGGAGCGTCATCGGGCCATCCGGGATCAGGGTGGTGCGAACCGTGCGCGCGGCCGGCGCGAGCCTCGCGCCGCCACGGTTCGCAGCTAAACGATTGAGATCAGGGCCGTGTGGTGCGAACCGCGAACCATGTTTTCGGCCTGGCGCTAGCGAAGTCGCGCGCTTCCGCTTCCCGCATACGCCAGGCCCAGGAAGGACCCTGCGGCTCGCGAGCCACTGTCTCGATCGAGCGACGCTGTGGCTGGTCGGCCGCTTCGCGCTCGCGCATCTTCAAGTTGGCCGCAGGATAGGACAGACGGATTCCAGGGCGCAACGCGACATTTCCGCGCAGGCGTTCCTTTGTTTTCGCTCCGAAGCCGGGTCACGGCGTGCGGCCGTCACGCCGCCCTCGTCCGCGGCACGAGGCCGAAGTGCCCCGCCAGCACACCGAGCGTTGCGACCAGCATGCCCTGCGCCTGCGGCGGCGAGACCGGCCGCCCTCCCCAGCCCTGGCGCGTCGCCCACTCGCGCACCGACATCTCGAGGCCGAGCACGTGCCAGGCGCAGGAGCCGGCGGCGCTGTCGTGACCGCCCAGCGCGTCGAGCGCCTCGGCCACGCGCCGTCGCGCGTCCATGGCGCGCTCGGACAGCGCGTCGGCGGTCCGGCCTGGCAGGCGCAGCAGGGAGGCGCGCACCATGCCGTCCAGCGCGGCGCGCCGGAACAGCACCCGGAAGCAGCCGCCCGCATCGTGCATCTCCTGGGTGATGGTGCCGTTGGCGAGCATCAGGCCAAGGGTGTCGATGGCGCGGCGATGGAGGACGGGCGCGCCGGTCTCCGGATCGGCCTCGCGGACGGGCTCGCTGAAGCCGCCATGCTGCAGGCGCCACCGGCTCGGCAGGGCGAGGCTCTCCTCCCGGGTGCGGGCCTTCTTCTTGCGCTTACCGGCCATGGCTCGGGCCTCCTGTGCGCGGCCCCCAGCGCCGCGTCGCTTCGTTGGTGAGGGCCTGGCGGAGCCAGGGATCGGCGATGTCCTCGAGGCGGAGGGCGACGACGCCCTGCTCGCGCCAGACGCGCCGGCGCATGGCCTCGAGGTCGGCCGGGTTGGCGGGGCTCGGCTCGCGGCCGAGGGGGCATCGCGGCAGCGCCGGCGCGCCGGGCAGCCTCACTGCACACCGCCCCGGGCGTCGATCGCCCACAGCAGCAGGGCGAGGGCATCCGCCTCATTGTCGTCCGCCGGCGCGAAGCCGCGCGCCCGCATGGCGGCGATCACCGCCTCCTTCGGTGCATTGCCCTTGCCGGTCGCGAAGCGCTTGATCGTGCCGACCGGGACGCCCTGGTAGGGGACGCCGGCGCCTTCGCACCAGGCGGTCAGGTGCGCGAGGAAGCCGCCATAGACATGGGCGGCGGTGGTGCCGGCGTGCCGCCGCACCTCCTCGAAGACGACGCTGCCGAGCGGGCCGGCGCTCGAGCCCATGCTGTCCAGCCAGCGGCGGAAGCGCAGCCAGCCCATGCCGCCGCCCTCGAAGCGGCCGGGCCGAAAGGCGGCGGTGCCGGAGGCGATGCTGCCATCCGGCAGCCGCAGCGCCCAGCCGAGAGAGCTGCCGAGGTCGAGGGCGAGCAGGCTTCCGTGACGCATGGTGACGATTGCGGCGGGTTTTTCCATTGACTGCTCACGCGCGCGCGCGCACGCGAGGGCATCAATAGGGGAGTGACGCGTCAATCCGTCACAATCGGTCATCGCTCAGAACTCCATCTCGATTTCGGAATGGGTTGTGTTCGCGCGCAGGCGCAGGCCGATGAAGCAGCGCTGCGCGCTGGTGCGGTGGGGCGAAAACCCGCGCGCGCTCAGCGTCTGCGAGAAGCGCTTGATCGAGCCGACGAATTCGCCGCTGGCTTCGGCCCAGGCCTTCCACGACGCGTAGAGGGCCGCAGTCGCCTCGCTGTGCTGGCTGCCGCGCTCGCAGCACTCCTCGATCCACCGCCCCAGCGCGTCCTCCGCCTCGAAGTACTCGTCGGTGGCGGCGAGCACGGTGGCGGGCGGGCGGAGCCCGACGCGCTGCCATTCGAGGCAGCCCTCGATCGCCCAGGCGAGGATGCCGTCGCGCTCCGCGAGCAGCCGCTCGGGCAGGCGCTTGTCGCGCCGGGCGGGCGGGATGGTGACCGTGAACGGCACCATGTGCAGCCGCCGCCGCATCGCCTCGTCGACATTGCGGATCGCTGGCTTGTGGTTGCCCGCGACCAGCAGCTTGAACTGCGGGGTGAACTCGAAAAAGTCCTGCCGCATGAAGCGCGCGGTGATGCGGTCGCCCCCCGTAAGCGCCTTGAGCTTGCTCTCGGCCCAGCGGCTGCCCTGCTCGGTCTCGATCGAGGTGACGATGCGGGCGCCGCGCAGCCCGGCCATGTCGGTCGGATGGCGTTCGCCGCTGGTCGCCATGAACATGTCCATGGGCGCGACGGTGGCGTAGTCGCCGAGGAGGGCGGTGAGCGTGTTGAGGAACACCGACTTGCCGTTGGCGCCGGTGCCGTAGAGGAAGAACAGCGCGTGCTCGGTGGTCACGCCGGTGAGCGCGTAGCCGACCACCCGGCGGAGGTAGGCCTGCAGCTCGGCGTCGCCGCCCGTGACCTGGGCGAGGAAGGCGAGCCAAGCCGGGCAGTCGCCCCGGGGCGCGGCGGTGGTGATCTTGGTCATGCAGAGGGCGCGGTCGTGCGGGGCGAGCGCGCCGCTGCGCAGATCCACGACGCCGGCCGGGGTGTTCAGCAGCCAGGGATCGCGGTCCCAGACCTCGGCGGTGGTGGCGTGGCGCCGATCGGCGCGCGCCAGGCGCTCGACGGCGGCGACGGTTGCGGCCTGGGAGAGCTTCGTGCGGACCCTGGCGTTGTTGGCGCGGTTGGCCGCGGCGCGGCAGACGTGGCGGGCGAGGTCGAAGGCGCGCAGCGTGCCCTCGCGCTCCCAGCGCGTTCCGGTCCAGGTGAGCCAGGCGCCCCAGACCGCGACATGCCGCCAGTCCTCGCCATGCTGCGCGCTGAACGCGGCGGCGAGGGCGTCCTCGGTGAAGCCGACCGGCAGCGGGCCATCGTCGCCCGGCCCATCGCCCTCGGCTACGGCCTGGTCGGGCTCGCCTGCACCTGTGCCGGGGTGACTGGCCTCGGCGCGGCGCCACAGCCGCTCCGCCTCCTGGCGCAGCCGGTCCTCGGGCCAGGGCGGGCTGATCCGTGCGGCGTTGTAGTCCTGGATCTCCTGCCAAGCCTGGGCCGCGGTGACGAAGCCGTCCTGGCAGCGGCGGATCCAGTAGCCGATGATGCGGGAGAGCGCCTCGAAGCGGGTGAGGCCATCGGCGCCGCCCTCGCGCACCACCTGGGCGAAGAGCTCGGTCACCTCGCCGCGGCCGGCGCCGTTGAAGTCGAGCGGGTCCTCCGCCGGGTCCGGCGCCACCTCGCTGCCCACCCCCGCCAGGGGCGGCATGGCGAGCACCGCCTCGGCGAACTCCGTGAGGTCGCGGTCCGCGCCGCCCGAGGAGAGGATGGCGACCAGCCTCGGCTGCCCGCCCTTGGCATGGACAGACCCGGCGACGCGGATCGGCTGGTGCGCCGAGCGGAAGGCCGGATCGCCGCCGACCTTCACCGCGATCGCGTGCCGCAGCCGGCACACCGTGGCCAGGTCCTCGCCGGTGGCCGGCTCGGTGAGCCGCCAGTAGAGGTGGAGCTTCGCCTGGCCCTCCGGCGTGACGCCGCCGGAGGCGACCTCGAGGCTGGGCGGGCCGAGGTGCCGGACCAGATGCGCCCGCTTCGCGGCGATGTCGCCGCCGTCGAGATCGACCAGCACCACCTGCATCTGCACGATGTGCTCGGCGCTGGCCTGGCCGGGTGCGACGACCGTGCCGGGGATGACGTAGAGCGCCATGCCCGCCTCGGCGGCCCAGCGCGCCTGCACGGCGAGCTTCGCCGGCAGCTCGCCATCGGCGGGCAGGAAGGGCGTGTGCGGCGCGCGGTCGGGCCCGCCCTTCTCGGCCAGCGCCCGGACCGCGACCCAGCCCTCGCACCAGCCGAAGACCATCTCGGCATAGGCCGCGACCATGGCGGGATCGGGGGCGACCGGCATCGGCGGGTTCACCTCGGCGGCGCTCATGACCAGCACCGCGTGCGCCAGGGGCAGCGCGCACATTCGGGGTGATCGGGCTCGGCGGCGATGCGCGGCAGCCACTCGCCGGCGTCGCAGGCCTGCAGGACGCGCACCGCCTTGTCGCTGGTGGCCTGGGCCAGCGCGCCGTCGAAGGGCACCAGCTCGTGGTGCAGCTCGGCGGTGTCCTTGTTCACCGCGGTGAACAGGGCCGGCGCCTCGGTCAGGCCCATGTACGCCTGGTAGAGCGCGACCTGCGCCGCGTAGATCGGCTTGGCCGCGGCGACGCCGCGCCGGACGATCTCCTTCCAGTTGCGGGCGTTGGCCGACTTGCATTCCCACAGCGCCGGGACGGCGACGACGCTCTGGGCGGAGGCTGGCGCTGCCACGACCACGCCGTCGATGTGGCCCTGCACGCGGCCGGCCGCGACCGAGAAGCCGAACTGCTCGCCGGCGCGGCTGCGGGTGCGGAGGTCGAAGCCGGCGCGGCGGAGCCAGCCGATGGCGAGGTCCTCGAAGACGTGCCCCACCGCGAAGATCCGCAGCGTCTGGCCCGAAAAGGCGGTCTCCGGGTCGCGCGGGACGTCCAGGAACTCGTACTGCAGCCGGCGGACGCAAGGGTCGCCGAGCCGGGAGCCGCCGAGGTAGTCCCGGCGGGGCCGGGTGCCGTTCTCCGCCACCAGCGCGGTGTCGATCAGGGCGTTGATCGCCTCCGCGGCTGTCGGCGGCTTCGGGCGATGGTTGAAGTCGAGGCTGTGCTCCGCCATCAGAACGGCACCTCCGGCGACGCTGTGGAGGCGGAGGCGCGCATCGCGTCCTGGAAGGCGCCGACCGCGACCTCCGCCAGCGTCAGCACCTGCTGCTCCGAGAGCGCGTTCAGCGCCGTGGTCCAGCCGATCTCGGCCATGACCTCGGCCATGGCCCGCATGGCGGCGCGGAGGGCAGCGCGCTCGTGTTCGGTGAGGTCAACCATGGCGGTGGACCGCCGCGCCAAGCGCACCCACCAGCCCTGGCAGGTGATGGAGCAGAAGGAGACCGAGGGCCGCGGCGGCCTCGACGATGTCGGGTCGAACCAGCCGAAGCCGCGCTCCGGCCGCCGACAGGCGGCGCAGAGCGAGCGCGGCGCGGGTGCGAGGGGCATGGTCGTGCGCCGGGGTCATGCCGCCCTCCCCAGGCCGCCGGGAAACACCGCGGCCAGGATCTGCGGCCGGTGCCAGAGGAAGTTCAGCCGGCAGTTCGCGGCGTACTTCGACAGGCCGAAGTCCAGCGCAGGATCGGCGTCCCCGGCCTTGACCAGCAGCTCGCGCTGGCGTGGGCTGGCGGGGTGGTTCAGCCACAGGCGGCTCTTGGTGGCGGCGGCCCCGGTCTCGGCCTGGCGCAGGAAGTCGTCGGCCCCGGCCAGGACCTGGGCGCGCTCGCCGACCCCGAGGTGGCGCAGCCGCCCCTGGCGCAGCTTGCCGACCGCGTGCCAGTGCTCGCCGTCGAAGAACACGCCGGCCCAGGCGTCGAAGCCGGAGGCGATCATGGCGTGGCCGTCGCCGTGCATGTCCCACCAGCGGAAGGGCGAGCGGTCGAGCAGGTCGATCTCGGTCAGCCCGAAGCACTGGAGCGGGCGCTTCTCGCGGAGCTTGCGCTCCCAGACGTGGCCGCAGAACGGGCAGGCGAGGGTGCCGAGCGGCACCTCCGCCTCGCAGTCCGGGCAGGTCTTGTAGGGCGCCTGGCCCGGCTCGGCTTCCTCCTCCTCGGAGAGCATCCCGTCGTGCTCGATCGAGCCGTGGCGCTGCGCCGCGCCGGCGAAGTCGAGGACGACGCAGTCGGTCTTCACCACGCCGGGGAAGCGCTCCGGGTCCACCTTCCGCAGCCCCCGCCCGATCGCCTGGATGAAGGTGCCGCGGTGGAGCATCGGGCGGAGGACGACGATGCAGCCGACCGGCTGGCTGTCGAAGCCCTCGGTCAGCACCATGCAGTTGGTGACCACCTGCACCTCGCCGCGGTCGAAGCGGGCGAGCAGCGCCGCGCGCTCCTTCGCCGGCATCTCGCCGGTCACCGTCTCGGCGGTGATCCCCGCGGCGCGGAAGGCGGCCGCGACCGCCTCGGCGTGGGCGACCGTGGCGCAGAAGGCGATGGTGCGGCGGTCGCCGGCCCGCTCGCGCCAGTGCTCGACCACCGCCTCGTTCACCACCGCCCGGTTGAGCACCCTGGCGGCGGCGTCCATGTCGTACTCGCCGGCCGTGGCGCCCACCTGGTCCAGGTCGTCGGAGACGCCGACATCGATGGTGAAGGTGCGCGGCGGCACCAGGATGCCCTGGGCGATCAGCGCCGAGATCGGCAGGTGGAAGGCGATGTTCGAGAAGGTCTTCCGGAGGCTCCGCCCGTCGCCGCGCTCGGGCGTGGCCGAGAGGCCGAGCAGCTTGACCTTCGGGTTCGCGGCTCGCGCGTCGGCGATGATGGCCTGGTAGCTGTCGGCGGCCGCGCGATGGCACTCGTCGATGACGAGGTGCGAAACCTGCCCCATGCGGGCGCGCCGCGCGGAGCGGGCCAGCGTCTGCACGCTGCCGAACACGACCTGGCCGGACCAGTCGTCCCGCTCGGCCTTCACCACCGAGGCGGACAGCCCGGCGACCCGGCCGATGGTGGCGCGGTTCTGCTCGATCAGCTCGTCCGTGTGCTGCAGCACCAGGATGCGGGCGCCGGGCTCGGCCGCCGCCTCCTCGCCGATGTAGAAGCCGGCAACCACGGTCTTGCCGGCGCCCACGGGAAGCGCGACCAGCGTATTGCCCTCCGTCGCGGTCTTGGCGCGGGCGGCGGCGACCGCCGCCCGCTGGTAGTCGCGCGGGATCATCGGGGGCCTCCCGCTCAGCGCGCCCAGAAGGGCGCGTTGCCCGCCGCGGCGGGCGGCTGGGAGGGCTGAGCCGCTGCCCAGGGCGGCGCGGCGCCGCCAGTGGCCGGGGCCGCCGGGCCGGGCGGCATGGGCTGCGCCGGCGCCGCCCCCATCAGCCGGGCGTAGTCGGCATGCTCGGGCCCGATGGCGGCGGCGATGACGTTGCGGCCCGGGCCGCGCGGATCGTCGCGGTCCTTCTCAAGCCCGATGCGGGCGACGAACTCCATCCCGTTGAGGTCGCCGTAGCCGCGGATGGTGCGCGCGGCGCGGGCGCGGTCGGAGCTGTCCTTCGCGGCGATGCCGCGCGCGCTCTCCAGGATCCCGCGGATCAGGGCGCGACCGCGGTTGGCGTAGGTGTCGTCCCCGCCCTGCGCGCCCTTCCCGCGGAGGCCGATGCGCGTGTAGACGCGCCGCCGCGCATGCGGCCCCTCCACGATCACCGCCTCGGTGTTGAGGTACTGCGCCTCGCTGGTGCGGCTCTGCGTGACCCAGCCCTCCGGACCGACGCCGCCGGGCCGGATGGTGAGGCGGACCTTCGCCAGCGTGCCGGCGGGAATGGGCTCGAAGGCGTCCTGCTGCGCCTCGGCGCCGTTGAAGTCGTGCGTGAAGTTGCCGGACATGGCTCAGCCCTCCTGCGCCGTCGTGCTGGTGGTGGGGGTCGCGGGCGCCGCCGCGAGCAGTGCGACCTGGAACTGCGCCGCGGGCGGCGAGGCGAGCGGACGGCGGATCTTCTCCATCAGCCGGCCGAGATGCGGCTCCTCGATCGTCGCGAGACGACCGCTGCGGTCCTTCGCCGGGTAGCCGAAGGGATTGAGCGTGGTGCAGACGAAGGCGCGATACGGCGCCTCCTTCTCGCGCGGGATCTCGGCGAGGGTGATGACCTCATCGACGATGCCCGGCAGCTCGAGCCCGGTCTTGCTGCCCTCGATCTGCAGCGAGAAGTACGGGCGGTTGAAGTCGTCGAGCTGCTTGTTGAGCAGGCCGACCAGCCAGACGTTCTTGTCCGGCGTGTGCTGGAGGTGCGTCAGCCAGCCGATCATCTCCTGGCCGAGCAGGCCGTAGGCGCCGCGCAGGTCGGGCTTGCCGCTGCGGTCGGAGACCGCCTGCGGCTGCCCTTTGCACCACTGGAGGCACAGGCGCGAGGCGACGGTGATGCTGTCCACGAAGATGGTGTCGTACTTCGCCAGCTGCTCGGGGCTGCCGAAGGCGGCACAGACGCGCTCGTAGTGGGTCGTGTCGTAGGGCTGGTCCGGTCGCATCGCCGGGTTCGGCCCGCCGATCCAGCACGCCAGGTCGCGCGCCATCTCCCAGCTGCGCACGCGAACCTCGTCGCCGGGCCAGCCCTGCACGGCGAGTTCGCCGGCCTCGAGGTTGATGAACAGAGTCCGGCCCGCGTCCAGCGTCCAGAGCTGCGAGGTCTTGCCGATACCCGAGATGCCGATCAGCACGCCCTTGATGCCGCGCCGCTCGGCCATCCGCTCGTCGGCGGTGATGATGCGGAAGCCGCCCGGCGGCCGGCTGTCGAAGGGGGCGCTCACGTGCGGCGCTCCTCGAAGCGGGCGGCGGCCTCCACGGCCAGGTCCGCGCCGCGGGCACCGGCGCGGCGCGCGCGGTCGTGCAGCTGCTTCAGCGCGGTGACGCGGCGGTAGATCGCGTCCGCCTCGTCGCCGAGCGCCTGGATGGCGAAGGCGACGTCGTCCACCGTCGCGTCGGTGAGCGCCTTGCTGAGCGGCTGGCCGTACTCGCCGAGCTCGCCGGTGCGGAAGCTGTCCGGCAGGTCGGCCAGTGCGTAGGAGGACTCGCGGAGCCGCTGCAGCGGCGTCGTGGTCTTGAACATGGGAGCTCGACTCCTTCGTCGTCGCGCTCCTGGTCCGTCGATGGAGGTGCTGCCGGGCCCCGACGCGGCGGAGCAGACCGTCCCGGTGTTTCCGCCTCGCGGCGGTGTTGCATTCCCAGGAAGACCCGGCAGGAAAGCCGGGCGCGGTCAGGCGGCGTTGCGGGCGTCGGAAACGGCGGAGCTGGAGGTGCGCAGCTGCGCCGCCTCGTACGCCTCGATGTCCTCGAGGCGATAGGCGACGCGGCCGCCGATCTTGAGGAAGCGCGGCCCCTGGCCGAGCCAGCGCCAGCGCTCCAGCGTGCGCGGGCTGATATTCCAGCGGCGAGCCAGATCGGCCTGGTGCAGATGCCTGACGGACATGGCGACTTCCCTCGAAGACCTGCGGGGAAGGTCGCGCCGAGGCAGGCAGAAAACCGAGCCGGCGATCGGCAGAAGAAGCGGCAGAAATTCGGTTAGGGCTCGAACCCCCAGAGGCCCCCGTCGCTCTTCAGGAACGGCGCCAGCCGTGACCACTTCGCCTTGCCGAAGAAGGTCTGCAGGCTGTGGTGGTGGGTCAGGTCCCGTGCGCGGAGGCGGGTGCCCGCATAGAAGGCGTCGACCAGTTTCCGTATGGCCTCCTTCTGCGCTTCACTCCGGAAAAGGATTGGGTCGCCATCGTTGATCGAGAGCTTGGTGCCGTCAGGGGACAGGACCAGCGGCCCCGCCGCAACTGGCGGCACTCCCCGAAGCCGGGCGTCGAGGATGTCGGGGCTGACGGCGAGACGGTCCGGAGCGGCGAGTACGTCGTGCAGGGCCACCACGACGGCCCCCGGAATGGCGACGTTGGTCAGGCGGGCCGGGCGCGTGCTCGTGAGGATCACCCGCTGGCGGGTGTTTGGTCGGGCTCGAGCTGCTTCGGCGACCTGCCGATTGACCGCGGGATCGCCGAGGCGGCGTGTGAACCAAAGCGGGTCGCGCTCGCGACGACGCCCAATACGCACATCGCCGAGCTCCCACAGCAATCCATCGACGAGGGGAAAGGCTGGCCGATTGCGCGGCCGGTCCAGGCGTTCGGCAACGGCATCGAGGACCACGTCGATATCGACGCGGTGCCGCACCAACCGTTCCCGAGGCACAGCCACCGGCCCCACGGCGGGACTGAAATAGGCGAACCCCCCAGCCGCTTCGGACCAGATGAGCGAAACCGGCGTGTCCTCGTGATCGGCCAGGGATGCGCTGACCGCTTCATGGTCATGCGGCACGAGCAGGCCGGCCGCCTTCAGCAGCGCCGCGGCTCGGGGGCCTAGCTCTGCCGCAGCGCCGGACAACAGCGGCTCCCGAAGCTCAAGGATCTCAAGGATTAGGTCCACCGCCTCGGCATCGAGCGGCGGCTGGCCCTCAGACATCGCGCAGCAGCCGCCAGCGCCGGAGGTACTTCTCCCCGATGATGCGCTCGCGCTCGGTGCGGTCCTTGAGATCGCAGCCCTTCGGCATGGTGATGGTGACCGGCAGGGTGCGGCCGCCACGGGTCCCGGGCGCCGCGCGGAACTTGATGGTGAGCCGCACCACAGTGATGGCATAGCCCTCGATGCCATGCTCCTGGCCCCTCAAGCAGTCCGCGGCGGCCTGCCAGATCGTGGAGTCGTCGCCGCGCATGCACTCGACGGTGATGCGCCTTCCCTGAGTCTCGTAGGGCATCAGCTTCATCATGGTGATGCGCACCGATTCGATGCCGTCCTCCGGGTCGGTCGGGAAGTCGAAGGGCTGCCGGAGGCGATCGAGGCTGAATTGACGGATGGGCAGCCGCTCCCCCTGGAAGGCCGTGCCCAGGAGATGCTCGGCGAACAGCCGGACGAGGTCCTCGCGGGTCTCCCGGGCCGCGGCGACCACCTCGATCGCCCCCGTCGCCGGCTCATAGGTCAAGGCCGCCTCGACCACCGGCTTGTGGGGGCGGCGCGAGAGCCTGCCGTCCACGAATTCGAGGACGTCGCCCGCGCGTCCCTCCCGGTAGACGGCGGCCTGGACCAGCGCCGCGTCAGGGCCTTCGAGCATCGGGCGGGAGCGATCGCAGATCTCGACCTCGACGTTCGCGCTGCCGAAGCGCTCCGCGACGGCCTGCCGGAACGCTTCGACGGCGGCGCCGCCGCGCGCGACGGTGAGGTGCGGCCGACCGGCGAAGCCGTCCCACATGCGGCCGAAGCGCTTCTCGTCGGCGAAGCGGACCTCCTCGGCGTGGCGGAAGGTGGTCTGGTCGTGCAGGAACACCCACAGGGCCCGCGCATGACCGTTCTCCATCCCGTCGAGCAGCTCGTGGTGGGGGCACACCGAATAGATCGCCGCCTGGCCCGGCTCGTCGGCCATGGCGCCCACCCGCTCGGCGTCGTTCATCACCCGCAGCCGATCGGCCTCGTCCATGGCGTCCACCGCGCGGAGGAGCGGCGCCGCGATCGCGCCGGCCGGGCCGTCCCAGGGGATCTCCGCCGGCAGGGGGGCGGCGAGGGTGCTGAAGTAGCTGCGCAGCGACGTCGGCGGGGTGCTGCGGATGAAGCTCGCCAAGGTGAGCATGCTCGGACTCCGATGGGCGAATCGCGCCGGGTCATCCGGCGATCCGCTCATTGCCGTATCAAAGGGACGGCAGCGAAATCAACCGCAATTCTACGCGGAGTGGCGTAGCGGCGCCGGCGCTCAGTCGAACAGCGTCGGCGCCCGGCGCTCCGTGGTCAGGAAGTCCAGCTTGAGGAGGCGGACCCGCGCCGCGTCCGGGGAGACCCGGAAGGCCTCGACCACCCGCCCGACCATCTCCGCCGCGAGCGGCGATTCGACGTGCACGGCGGCGTGGATGCCGCGGGGGACGCAGAGCTCCGCCACCAGGCGGCCGAGGACGGAGCGCGGCATCAGGATGGCGCCACTGACGTAGCCCGCCTGCCACTCCATCCAGTCCACCTCGCGGGCCTCCAGGATGGAGTCCCGCTTGCAGATCGCCTTCGCCTCCGGGTCGGCGCGGTCGAACAGGCCACCGCGGGAGAACCGCTCGGCCCAGAGGGCGCGATGGAACTGGGCGTGGCCGAGCTCGTGCGCCAGCGTCGTCCGCAGCCGGTTCTCGCGCCTCGGGTCCGAGGACAGGCGCTCGGACACCGCCACCGCCGGCAGCTCGTCCGGGAAGAACTCGGTCATGCCCTCGACGTCCTCGCCGTGGGCGGACAGGTCGGCGTAGAGGTCGAGGCTGGAAGTGTACCGCTCCACCAGCACCGTGAGGTCATCGGTCGAGATCGGGTACCGCGCCTCGCCGTACCGGCCGCGGAGGAAGGTGCCGACGATCGCCTCGCACTCCCGGTCGAGCTCCTCCCGGCTGAAGTGCGGGCGCCGGCCGAATCGGCCGGATCTGTCGGGCACCCAAGCCACCATGCGCCACCCCCTCAGTTCGACACGCTCTTCCGGAAGTTCCGGAACGCCGCGGCGACCTTGTCAGGATCGCGGGCCTTCAGCCGCACCTCGTCGGGGATCTTGCCGGCCAGCACGAAGAGGTAGTTCTCGTCGACGCCCAGGGCCCTCGCGAACTGGCGGATCAGGTGGTCCGAGCTCGGGCTGCGCCGGTCGTGCTCGATGTCGTTCAGGTACTGGGGCGAGATCGGTCCGGAGCCGTCGTCCTTCAGCACGGACGCCGCCAGGTCCTTCTGGCTGATGCCCTTCTCCTTGCGGGCCGCCACGATGGCCTTGCCCAGCGTCGTCGCCCGCGACGTCATCGCGCGTCCATCCCGCGGCTTCCCATCCTACGGTGCTTCGCGGATTGACGTATCTTGGCTGGCGGCTCCGAGGTCAAGCAGGGATTAGGAGCCCGCCGGGAGGCGATGGCCGCGACTCGGGCTGCCGGCCCGGGAGCGAGGCGGGCGGCGGGTGCGAGGGAGGCTGCGCACGGCTGCCTTCTTCTTCGCTGTGGTTCGCTAAGAGATTGTTTTGGCTATCCAAATTGGCCGGTCAGGGTGATCTTGGGTGCGAACCGATGATCCCGAGCCCCTCACCCCACTCCGCCGCCCTGCAGCACCTCCCGCCGCACCTCCGCGAGGTCTGCGCCCTCCTGGCCGCCGGCCTGCTGCGGCTGCGCAGCCGCGCCGCCGAGGAACTGGCGCGCGACGCCGCCGAGGCCCGGGACCGGGGAGAGGTTCGCCTACACTCCGCGCCCCGGCAGCGCCGTCATGCCAACCCGACTCGTCGGAGACAGGCATGACGAAACGCCCGAATCGCAATCGCGAGGCCACCGCGCAGACCGCGGTGGTCACCAGCATCCCGCCCGCCAGCGTGCTGCCCCGGCTGGCGGCCCTGCAGACCGCCGACATCGCCGAGCTGAAGCGGCAGTGGCGCGAGCTCTGCGGCACCGAACCGCCGCCCTACAATCGGAAGTTCCTGGAGAGCCGGCTCGCCTACCGCATCCAGGAGATGGCCTACGGCGGGCTGAAGCCCGAGACCGTCGCCAGGCTCGAGGCCCTGGGCGAGCAGCTCGACGGCGGCAACGTGGTGCTGCGCCGGATCCGCGCCGGCGAGGACCGGCCGATCGCGGGCACGCGGCTGGTCCGGGAGTACCAGGGTGTCCAGCACACCGTCACCGTGCTGGCGGATGGCTTCGAGTACGAGGGCCGGCCCTACCGCTCCCTCTCGGCCATCGCCCGCGCCATCACCGGCACGCGCTGGAACGGCTGGAGCTTCTTCGGCCTGAAGAACCAGCGGGGGCAGGCATGAGGCGGAAGGCCACCGCCGCGGCCCACGCCGGCACGCCGGCCACGGTGAAGAAGCTCCGCTGCGCCGTCTACACCCGGAAATCGACCGAGGAGGGGCTGGAGAAGGAGTTCAACAGCCTCGACGCCCAGCGCGACGCCTGCGAGGCCTTCATCGCCAGCCAGCGCGCCGAGGGTTGGGTGTTGGTGCCGGACCACTACGACGATGGCGGCGTCTCTGGCGGCACCCTGGAGCGCCCCGCCCTGCAACGCTTGCTGCGCGACATCGAGGCCGGCCGGGTCGACGTGGTGGTGGTCTACAAGATCGACCGCCTGTCCCGTTCCCTCATGCACTTCGCCAAGCTGGTCGAGGTGTTCGACGCGCACAGCGTCACCTTCGTCTCGGTGACGCAGAGCTTCAACACCACCACCTCCATGGGCCGGCTGACGCTCAACATCCTGCTCAGTTTCGCCCAGTTCGAACGCGAGGTGATCGGCGAGCGGGTGCGCGACAAGATCGCCGCCTCGAAGGCCCGCGGCATGTGGATGGGCGGCTCGGTCCCGCTCGGCTACGAGGTGCGCGACCGCAAGCTGGCGGTGAACGAGGACGAGGCGGCGCGGGCGCGACGGGCGTTCGAGCTCTTCGCCGAGACCGGCTCCGGGGTGGAGGCCGTCCGGCGGCTGCGCGCGGAGGGCGTGCTGACCAAGACCGGCCGGCCCTTCGACAAGGGGGCGCTCTACCGGCTGCTGAACAACCGGACCTTCCTCGGCGAGGTGACCCACAAGGGGAAGGTCCATCCCGGCGAGCACCGGGCCATCGTGCCCAGGGAGCTGTGGGACCGGGTCCACGTCATCCTGCAGGAGAGCCCGCGGGTCCGCGCCAACCGGAACCGCCGGCAGACCCCGGCCCTGCTCAGGGGCCTCATCTTCGGGCCGGACGGCCGGGCCATGTCGCCCACCCACACCCGGCGGCGGGGGCGGCTCTACCGCTACTACGTCAGCCAGGCCGTGCTGAAGGGCGAGACCAGCGACTGCCCGGTCCGGCGCCTGCCGGCGGCCGAGATCGAGGCCGCGGTGGTGGACCAGGTCCGGGCGCTGCTGCGCCAGCCCGAGGTGGTGGTCGGCACTTGGCGGGCGGCGCGGGCCGAGGCGCTGGACCTGACCGAGGCCGAGACCCTGGCCGTCCTGGAGCGGCTGGACCCGCTGTGGGACGAGCTGTTCCCGGCCGAGCAGGCGCGCATCGTCCGGCTGCTGGTGGAGCGGGTCGACATCAGCGGCGCCGGTGCTGACGTCCGCCTTCGGCTAGAGGGGTTGGCCAGTCTAGTGCGCGACCTCGGCGGCATCGGGGCCGACACGCGGAGGGCGGCGTGACGGCGGCCACCAGCATCACGGTCCGCGTGCCACTGGTGATCCGCCGGCGCGGTGGGCGGAAGCTGGTGGTCACGCCGGACGGCGGCGCGCCTGGCGCCGCGCCGGCGCGACTGCGGGCCGACCCGGCCCTGGTCAAGGCACTGGCCCGGGCGTTCCGGTACCGGAGGCTGCTGGACCAGGGGCGCTACGGCTCGATCAGCGAGATGGCCACCGCCGAGCGAATCGACCGCGGCTACCTCGGCCGCCTCCTGCAGATCACGCTGCTCGCGCCGGACATCGTGGAGGCAATCCTGGACGGGCGGCAGCCGGACGGGCTGGGGCTGCCTCAACTCCTGAGGGTGCTACCCGTGCAATGGGAAGCGCAGCGACAGCTTGCCCGGGGAGCTGGATAGGGGACACCGGCAGGGAGCGGCGCTACCCGCCCGCAACCCGAGGGGTATAGCCTCGACCGATCTGCAATCTTCCGGTAAGCGTGCTTGCTGGCACGGAGTCCGCTCTACGGATCATGAGCAGGCATGTTCCCGGACGGTGCCAAAGCATTCGGGCGGGGTCTATCGGGCATGGGTGTCAAGGCTGGCAGTAAGCCCCGTGACGATGTTCGTCATGGAGAGCTTGATGACGCGATCTTCGCCGCGAGCTTCGGAAAGCTGATCCGGAACGAAGGTCCAGACATCTACAAGAAGCCCGGTCCCTTCTTTCAGAACACCCATCCCACAGCGGCCCTGTCAAAGCTTTGCCGTGACGTCTTCGGCCGCCTTGCATCCCCGACCGAAGGGGGGGCTGTCCTCCGTCTCTCCACCGGATTCGGCGGCGGCAAAACCCATGCGCTGATGACCCTCTGGCATCTCGCGCAGAACATCGGCGACCCCACGATGGGGACCGACCTGCTGCCGCCCGCCGGGCGCCCGAAGAGCGTCCGGGTTGTCGGCATCGACGCTGAGGGAGCGGGCTATCCGATCTTCGCCCGGCATGGCGACCAGGAGGCCCGCAGCCTGGCCGCGGAACTGGCTTTCCAATTCGGCGGCGCAAGTGCCTTGAATGCCTTCGGCCCCGCCAACTCTGCCGCTGCGTCGCCCGATGCCGCAACAGTCGAGGCCATGCTTCCGAACGAACCCGTCCTGATCCTGCTGGACGAACTCGTTCTCTACATGGCCAAGCTGACGGCACAGGAGGTTGGCAACCTCATCGGTTTCCTCCGCACGCTGATGACGGCGGTCGTCACGCGCAAGCAGGCCGTCCTCGTCATCACAGATCCGAAGGACCAGCCGGCCGACGCCGAGAATGCGGCGCGGCTCGAGCACCTGGCTCGAATGATCGAGCAACAGACCGGGCGGCAGGCGACCGTCATCGAGCCGATCGGTGATGAAACGGCCCAGGTCATCATCCGGCGCCTGTTCGATTCCGTAGACCCGGCCGCGGCTGCCAAGGCCTCGGCCGATTACCACGCGCTGTACCAGCGGGTTGCCGAGGACCACCCCAACTTGGTCCCAGAGGAAGCCCGATCCCCGAAGTATGCGGAGCGGATCCGCATCTGCTACCCGCTCCATCCTCGGCTGCTAAAGACGGCCGAGGAGCGGCTGCGCGTGCTGCCGGACTACAACCTGTCCCGCGGCACCCTGCGCCTCTTTGCTCGCGTGATCCGCGGCGTTTGGGAAGACCCGACCCGGGATCCGGACCTAATCACCGCCGGGGAGATCGACTGGTCCAGCCGACCCATTCAGACCGACCTGCTCGAACGCCTCGACCGTGAGAAGTTCCGTGCGGCTGTCAGCGCCGACGTCGTGGGCCACGCGCGAGAGCTCGATCAGGCCGATTGGGGGGCGCACCGCCGCGTGGCCTCGGCACTCCTGCTGGAGAGCCTGCCGCTCGAGGCGAACAGCGGGCTGGCGCCGGCCGACCTGACCCTCGCGGTGCTCCGCCCGGACGAGGCCGGCACTGAGCCGGCGGAGGCGCTTGACCGGCTGGCGGGCGCCTGTTGGCACCTCTATCCCATGAGCGGCTCGGCCAATGCCTGGCAGTTCCGCTATGAGCCGAACATCCTGAAGCAGATCGAGGAGCGGATGGGCCAGGTCCAGCGCCCCGACGCGCTGGATCGCCTCAAGACGGAAGTTCAGAAGTCGTTCCAGGGCGCCTTCGCCCGCCTTCTGCCCTGGCCGCCCAACGCCAAAGCCGTCCCCGAGCGGCCGGAACTGCAGCTCGCCCTCTGCGAGAGCGAGGACATCGCGAAGTCAGTCGTGACCTACAGCGACGACACCCCGGGCGCGCAGATCATCCGTACCTACCGTAACGCCATGCTCGCCGTCGCCCCGGATGCCTCTGGGCTGGAAAAGGCCATCCAACGGATCCAGCGCCTGAAGGCCGCCGAGGACATCGAGGATGAGACGCCGAACTCCGAGGCCGGCAAGCTCGCCCGCGAGCAGCTCAAGAAGCAGAAACCCGAGCTCATCAAGGCCGCCCGGCTCGAGGCGGCGCGCGCCTTCAATCGCCTGGTGCTGGCCGATGGCGGCGTGCTCACGATCGATGAGCGCTTTATCGCGCCGCCCGACACTTCGCCCCTCCAGCTTCCCTCCGGCCAGGACGCGGTGCGGGCCTTCGTCGAGGACCGCAAGCTGATCTACGGCCCTCAGGACAGCCTGCACCCTGACTACTTCATCGAGCGCGTGTTCAGCGGCGCCGTGCCGGTGGCCGACACACCTGACGCCCGCACCACCGCGGGCCTCCAGAAGCGCTTCCTCGGGGCGCAGGGCCTCAAGCTGGTCAGCGACCCCAGCGTCATCCGTGCCTCCATTCTCCGCGCGGTGACCGAAGGCCGCCTGGTGGTGCGCCTTGAGGACGGAACCGCCTTCGACAAGGACGGCGCGGTCGCGACCAGCAACGGCATCCGCCAGCGAGACCCGGGACGGAAGCTCAACACCCTGCCGATGGACGAGGCGACGCTGGTGGCCGAAGCCGGCAGCACGGCCGCGCAGGACTGGCTCAAGACGACCAAGGGTATGGGGGAGAAGCCGATGACGCCCGGCAGCCTCCCCCTGCCTCCGCCGCCACCCAAGGGCTCCGGCCCCATGACCGCGACCGATATTGCCGTGGCCTGCCAGTTGGCGGACAAGCGACGGCTGCTCTCTCTGCGCATCACCTGCCTCTCCGCGGCCGATGCACAGAAGATCCTTGGCGCGGCATCCCCCCTGGGCGCATCCAGTGTGCACATCGAGGCGGAACTGACCGGCGACCTGAAGGACGGCGGCAAGCTGTCCTTCAGCGTGGCGGAGGCGAAGGTCTCGGCCGCCATCAAGCCCCTAACCATGGCGCAGACGCTGGGCAATGCCCTGGTGCCCGGCAGCAGCATCCGGGTCTCGGTCGTCCTCGGCTTCGGCCCGGACGGCAAGGCCGATCTCGGCGCATTGCTGCGGACCCTGGAGATGCAGCTGCCCGACACCTCCAGCATCGAGGCCCGTTTCGCGCCGCTCTCCGACACTGTCTCGGCGGGCTGA